AGGATGAGTTGGCGGGTAACTTCGTGCTGTTTGTTCGCTTCCGCGACTATCGCGTCTACTTCTGCTGCCGACAAGGTAGCCTCCTGGGGTATTGGGGTGATGCTGGACGCCTGTGCGGAAACACCGGACGTAGAGTTCTCCTGGTTGATCTGCAGCACCGGGTTGTAGCGGCTGTACGGCGGCTGGTTGGAGCACGGTGTGGTGAACAGCTCGAAGTGCAGGTGACTGCCCTGCGGACCAGCCGGCACAACGTGTCCGGTGTGCCCGGTGTAGCCGACGATCTGGCCGCGGGCTACGCGGTCTCCGGCGTTGAGCGGGGCATTGGATAGGTGCGCATACATCGAGAACCAGCCGTCGTGCTCGATGATGGTGTAGATCGCTGGCGGGGTGGCTTGGTAGACCATCATCCATTCGTTGCACTGGCCCTCAGTGAGGTCCGTTCCCCAGCCAGAAAAACGCACGGTTCCATCGGCGATGGCAACGCATGCCGTGCCCTCAGGCGGTGCATAGTCCCGGCCAAGGTGGCCGGTTCCAAGCTGCCAGGAAAACTCCGGGTGGTCGCCAAAATTCTGTGTCACTGCTCCGCTAGTCGGTTCCATCGATTACGCCTCCCGTGTTGACAGTGACGGTCGTTCCCGCGACGCTTCCGAGGTGTGCGTCAAGTTTCAGGTGGAGGGCTTTCACGTCGTCGCGGACGGCGTCGAGGTCTTCGCGGAGGTTGGAGTCGTGGTCGTTTTTGACCTGCTGCTTGACTTTCTCCACTTCGCCGCTGATGGAGTCGAGCTTGTCGTCCTGGCGGTTGAGGGTTTCCCCTTGGGCGCGTTGTTCCTGTGCCATGCCGCGGACGTCTAACGCCATTTCGGGGAGGGTTTCGGCGGCTGCGGCCCAGGCGATGAGGCGTTTGACGACGGGCCACACTTTCACGATTGCGAGCGGGAGGCCGATGAGTGCGGCGGCCGCTGCGGCGACGGCGCCAATGTTGATGACGGTTTGCAGGGTGGCGTCCATTTACGGCACCGTCGTCTGGTAGGAGATGCTGATCTCGATGTATTCCGTGGACGCTGACGTGCACCCCGCAGTGCCGAGGGTTTGGACGGGGAACTGGGCGGACCACACCGACGCGGTGGTCGATGATCCGGCGAAGACGACGAGGGGGCGGAGGACGCCTCCCGTGTTGACGTGGAAGCCGGTGCCCAGTGTTCCGCCCTCGGTCCCGGCAATGGGGTAACCGGTCGGCAGTGGGCAGTAGATGGCTGCGGTGCCGATGGTAGCGGAGGTCCCGAATTTGGCGCGGGACCGGACGAACACGCGGTCGCCTATAATCCAGTAAGTGCCGGTCAGGGAGCCGCCCGTCCCGAAGTCCGATACGCCCGTCCAGATCGGCGTATACGCGGTCCCCTTACCCTCATACCAGTTCGTGCCGTCGTACCGGTCGATGCGCAGGTCCGGGGTGTCCGTGCGGATGACACCCGTCCCCGCGTGCTTCGGCAGGGCGTTCCTCGCCGTCGCCGACACTGCGGGCATCAGCACGTTCGCGCTGTCCGCCATGGTGGCGAGGTCGGCGGTCGGATTGTAGGCGTCCGAATTGATCGGAACCACCACGCCGTTAGGTCGTGTCTGTGCCATGGGTTATCTCCTATCGGGTCCAGGTCATTTGAAGGAGCCCGGAAGATGGTTCGGTGAGTCGGCCGTTGAAACCTGCGTAAGGGTCCCCGGATATTTCGATGCCGCCGTTATTGGCGATCAGGGGCCCCGTGCTGGTGGGCAGGTCGAGGGTGACTTGCCCGGATCCGGGTTGGATGGTGAAGTCATACGGGCCTGCTACGGAGGACACATTGCCGCCGGGCCGGTTCGCGGACGAGTGGATGTAGACGTGGACGGTGGTGGGGGTGTTGTAGTTTCCGACGCGGCGGCGGGATCCGATGGTGACTTGGACGCGGTTAAACGTGCGGCCCGCGAGTTCGTTGGGGGATCCGGCGTAGAACCATGCACCATAGACGACGTTGGATGTGCCGTAGACGGTGCCTTGGTAGACGTTGCCGCCGCCGCCGTTGACTGAGTCCCAGCCGCCGCCGGCCCAGTACGTGGAAGAGTCCGTGGCGGGGTAGGTGTTTAGCCCGGTTGCGGGCGGTGGGGGCGGCGGTGTGACGGGTGGCGGTAATGGTGCGGGCGCCGGGGTGGCGCCCACCTTCCCGGTGACGGTGGGTGTTGCGGCGTTCCATGCGAGGATGACGTTGTCGTTCACGGTGGGTGTGTAGGACCCCACAAAATAGGCGGTGTATCCGATACCGTCAGTCCCGGTTACCGTGATTGTGGGGGAGGATGGTGGGACAGTAGCCACCGTGCCCGTGCCCGGCCTTGGCGCCGTGGTGAGTTTCCCCGACACGACGGCCTCCGCCTGACCTGTCGGGCCCGCCATGAGGTCCACAACGACGGTGTCGCCCGCGTTGACGACGAGGGGGTCCGCGTACCGTGCCGGAATGATGTTGCCCCACACGTTCACCGCCAGCACCCCTGAGTGGATGACCATGGTGCCTTGGGTGCGGGTCAGCCCGTTGGCCGGGATTTTTGAGATGATGCCGGCGAGGTTAACCACGCGTCACCGCACCGAGGGCGGCTTGCACGTCCGCGTAGGTGCATTCGACGGTGAGGGTCATCGCTGCGACGGTGTTGCCGTTGTTTTGCAGGTGCATGGTTTTGGCCTTCCCGTTGAGTGTCACGGTTTGCTGGTTGACGACGGGGGATGCGACGGTTACCCAGTCGCCTTGTTGGATGGCGGGGTTGGGTAGGCAGGTGACAACAAGGTCCGTGGTGAGGCCTTGTAACTGTGTGTCGCGCATGGTGGCCGCGTAGGCGTCGCATTCGGCCCGTGTGGTGAGCATCGTGGAGTCGTAGAACGTCGGATAGGTGCCGTGCGGTCCGCCGACGCGCAGGGGCCCGGTCGTTATCTGCGCTATCGCCTGGATGGGTACCTGCTGGGTGGTGCCGTCCAGTTTCGTGACGGTCGCCGTACCACGGGCGACGAACACGTTATAGAGGGCATCGATTTTCTGGTCGCGTGATACCTGCACGAGCGCGCCCTCGGGTCCGCCCTTTACCGTCCATACGGGGGTTTGTGCGGTTACGGGGTATACCTCGAACTGCCCGTTGCCGTTCATCCGGTAATCGCAGGTGATCCGGGAGCAGAGGTCGGCGACGGCGGCGAGCCGGTCGTCCTTGTAGATGAGGTTCTTATTTACGGGCCGGTCCGTGACACCCGACACGGTGACGACGGGGACGATGCCGTCTAGGAGGCGGGTGATTTCGGAGATGATCGTCGGTGACGTGCCTTGTGGTGAGTCGGGGGCGAGGAGGCGGGCGTTGCCGATGATGACGCCGAGGTCGTCGGCGGTGAGGTGGATGGTCGCGCCGCCCGTGACGGTTGCCAGGTTTTTCCCGGGCGGGATGGGTGAGTCCGGGTTGACCTGCCCAAGGTTGTCGATCAGGTAGGAGTGCCACGTCTCAGCCGGGGTGGATTGGGTGATCCTGTACCAGCCCATGTTCACGACACCTGCGCCGCCGACCTGATAGGTGACCTGTAGGCGTGTTCCACCGACACCTAACGGGTCTTCGAGGAGCCAGGGGGCGAGGGTGCCGTCCTTGTCGGTGACGTCGAGTGTCATGGTTTGCACGGTGCGGGTTTTGTCCCAGTCCATTGACCACGCGGAGACGGGTAGGGGGTCGGGGTAGGCGAGTTGGCCGCCGTACCATGCGTAGACGGTGATGGTGTCCCCGGTGCGGGATCCGTTCAGTGCGTTGGAGGTGTTGCTGTCGATCAGACGCAAGGCATGCCCCCTGGTTTTAGCTGTAGCAGTTGGCGGATCCGGTGAAGGATGGTGTGGTGCCGGTGAGGTCGCAGACGGCCCGGAAGTAGGGTGCTTTCGTGGCGAACCGTTGCACCACGCAGGTGGGTGTGGTGATGGGGTCGAAGGCGTCGGCGGGGACGGCTTCCGCCCATGTGCCGCCGTCGAGGGACCATTGCAGCCGGAACGCCGCCGCCGCAGACGTGCCGCTGATCGCCTGCACGCACAAGACGACGGACACCCAATCCGTCGTCGATTGGAGGGTGGACTTATACACGGACGCGACGGTGGATTGTTCGATGGTCCCGGAGAAGATCGGCTGTGTCGTTGGCATGGGCGCTAAACTCCTGAGGGGGATTTGAGGACGTCGAGGTACGTTTTCCCTGAGAGGGTCGTTTGGGCTTGCTGGTATGTGGACCAGAGGGCTTGCACTTTCCCGTACGTCCAGATGGGGATGAGGACGTTCATGGTTGGTGCTGCGACGAGGTCGCCGCCGAGGGTCCACATGGTGAGGGTTCCGCCGAATGCGACGGTGACGGGCTTCTCCACGGGCTTCCCGGAGGCGAAGTAGGCGAGTCCGGGGATGCCGTCGTTCCTGGTGCCGGTGGGGCGGACGAGGAGGAGGGGGGTTTGTTTGATGAGGTTCCGGAGTTGTGTGGTCACGGACGCAAGGTTCGTGAACATGTCGAAACTGACGTTCCCCGCACTGGACCTGTTGCCCATGAGTGCGACCGGGTCAGGTGAACCAAGGATCGGGATCAGTGTTACCGAGGCCCCGTACTCCAATGACTTCACCGCCGACGCCATCAGGTACGGTGCCGTGGAGTCCTGCTTGGCGACGTTGAGCGGGATAGCCGACGACGGGACGAGGGGGTCTTGGATCCACCACGTACTAGATAGGACGGTGACGGTCGCGGTAGTGACCACGGCGCCCGCATCCGATCCGGTCAGAACTTCGAGGTCGTAGGAGAGGACACGCCCGAGGGGTGCTTCGTAGTCGGTGACGAAGTCGGACCCGACGACGGTGCGTTTCCTGCCGCCGCGGACGGCTTGCCGTTTCCCGTCAGCGGTCCGCCACACGTTCACGGTCTCCGCGGACGACACCAGCCCGGCTATGGTGACTTCTACGCGGGGGCAGGGTGCGTCTGTTTTCGCTACCACTGTGATAGTCACAGCCATGCGGCCCTCCAAAAGGGGTTGTTTAGGCGTACAATCGGACGCATGAGACGT